ACAGCCCCCGCGCGCGCCACCATGCAGCTGGTCGCGAACATCGAGGTGACGCGCGGCGGGATCAGCCAGCAGGCCGGGGCGCACTGGCGCACCGCCTCGGCCCTGACGGTGATGAACGCGCAGGCGGCGCGGCGGGCGGTGGACCGTGATCTGCCGTGCGCGGTGCCGTTTACGGCGGCGCAGATCGCGGTTGCCGACGAGTACCGCGCCCTGGTCGAATGGCGCGCCGGGTCTGGCATCAAATGCGCGTCGATCGAGGCGGGCCGGGGCGGTGGTGGCAGTTCGGACTTTCTTGACCGGTTCATCGACAAGGGCCGTGCGTTGGCCGCGATCGACGCGGGGATTGGTCGGGGCAACGCGCTGGACATTCGCCGCCACATGGACCGGGGCAACGCGCGGCGCAACATCACCGACCGCGTGCTGGTGCAGATGGTGGTGCTGCAGGACCGCGATCTGACGGCGGTACTGGTGCGGCATGGCTGGGTCGCCAAAGGCAGCACCAGAACGGCGCTGCGGGGTGCGTTGTGCTGCGTGCTGGACCGGATGCAGCGCGCGCGGGACGGGGGCTGCCGTCACTGACCGGCGGGTTTGCAAGCTCTGCGAAAGGTCAGGATCGACCCGAGGGCTTGGTTGGCGGCTGCATGATGCGAAAAAAGATGCGTCAGGCACAAAATAGGGTCTTCACAAACTAGGTCCGCCGGGCGCATGTTCTTTGTCATCATCCAAAGCCACGCCCGCAGGTTCTCCTTGCGGGCGTTTTGCATTGGAAACACCCGAAATTCCGCAAAACACCAACAGAGGGGGCCATCATGGCTAACTTGACGATCACTGCGGCCAGCGTGATTCAGGGCGAGGCTGCTGTTACCGAACAGATGGTCGCGGCGGTTGCGATCACGGCAGGGCAGGTGGTGTTTCGCGACCCCGTGACGTTCCGTGCCGGGCTTGCAGACAACAACTCGGCCACTGTGGCGGTGCGCCGCGTTCGCGGCATTGCCTTGAACGGGGCCGCTGTGGGGCAGCCGGTTCTGGTACTGCGCAGCGGTCTGATCACGATCGGCGCGACCCTGCCTCGAGGTGTGGCGTTCTATCTGTCTGATACGCCGGGGGGCATCTGCCCGGTCGCCGATCTGCTGACTGGTGAATTCCCCGTGATCCTGGGCATTGCGATCAGCACGACCGTGTTGAACATCAACGTGCAGGCGTCTGGCGTTGCGCTGATCTGACCGGGGCGCGTGATGGACGATCTGACGATCGAGTTGAACGATGCGGCGTTTCGGCGGCAACTGACCAACCTCGAGCGGACCCAACTGCCCTACGCCGCGTCGCGGGCGCTGAACGACACCGCCTATGATGCCCTGAAGCACATCCAGAACCAGATGGATGTGGTTTTCGACAAGCCCACCCGGTTTACGAAGAACGCGCTGATGGTCTGGCGGGCGGACCGCAACAACCTTGAAGCGCAGGTGAAGGAACGCCCAAGCGTCGGGCGGCGGCATTTCCTGAAAGTGCAGGAAGCGGGCGGCGCGCGGCCACAGACCGGAGTAGAACGGCTGCTATCCGCCAACGTGGCCTACAGTGGGTTTATCGCGGCGGTGATACCGGCTGCGGGGGCCAAGCTCGACGCCTATGGCAACTGGTCCAGTGGCCAGCGCAATCAGGTTTTGTCGGCGTTGGGCGCGCAGCGCGACACGGCAAGCAACGAAACCGATGCGTCGAGGGCGCGCAACAAAGGGCGGGCGTCGTACTTTGTGCCGCAGTCGGGGTTGTCTCCGGGAGTTTATCGGCGGTCCAAGGCGGGCAAGCTCGATAAGATTTTGTCCTTCACATCGAACGCCCCGAACTACAGCCAGCGATTGGGCTTCTACGACGGAGTGCAAGAGGTGTGGGTGGCCAAGCTGCCGGGGTATCTGTCCGCGCGGCTGGCTGAGGCAGTAGCCAATGCCAGATAAAGCCGTGGGTCCTTCCCCGCTAACCCCCCACGCGGGTTATTCGCGCCCCGGTTTGGGGTTGCACCTTAACTTAACGGAAAGCCTTAACGCTGGTGGTTGGTTTGTTTAGGGCCGCGCGCGGCTTAACGATGTGAGGTAATGGGAACGGCTTGATGGGGAATGTGACAGCGACCGAACTGGCCGGTGAGTTGGGCGTGTCCAAGGCGCGGGTCAGCCAGTACGTGAGCGGCGGCAAGCTGGACGGGTGCTTTGTCGGGGATGGTCGGGCGCGGCGGTTCGATCTGGAAAAGGTGGCGCGCGCCCTGGGCCGCAAGCTGCACCCGGGACAGATGATGGGCAACGGGTCGCAGACCAGGACCGCGCTGAAATCGCTGACCGCGACCCAAGCCACACCGCCTGAAGACGGCGACGAAGATGACGCTGCAGATGACACCGCAGATGGCACCGCGCCGCTGCAGTCACCGGCAGCGCCGCGGGACAGTCTTTTGCCGATCGGCGATCCTGCGCGATATGAGATGGCGCGCACGCAAAAGGCTGAAGAAGAGGCGCGCCGTCTGCGCCGCCAGAATTCGGAAGCCGAGGGAACTTATGTGCTGGCCTCGGAGGTGGCACGTCAGACGGCCAGACTGATGGCGCAGGAGACGGCTGAGTTCGAATCGCTGTTGCGCGACGGGGCGCGCAAGGTTGCAGACCGGATGGGGGTGGATTTCAAGGAGGTGCGTCAGGTGTTGATGGAAACATGGCGCGCACACCGCCATGAGCGCACCGCGCATCTGAGCCGTCTGGCGAGCAATCAGCGCCTGACCCCGGCTGAACAGGTCGAAAATATCTGATGGGGTTTCTGACATCGGCTGCAAGCGTCATAGCGCAAGCCATGGCGCTTGCGATGCTGCCGCCGCCGCCGCCCGACCTGACGAAGTGGTGCGAAGACAACATCGTGTTCGATGGCCGGTCGCCGATGCCGGGACCGTTCAGCATTCGCCGGTTTCCCTGGCTGCGCGAGATCCACGAGGTTCTGTCGCCAGAGCATCCGGCGCGCGAGGTGACCGTGTGCGGATCGGCACAGATCGGCAAGACCGTGTCATTGATCCAGCCCTGTCTGGGTGCGTGGTTCGCCTACGCGGCGCTGGACGCGCTGGTGGTGCACCCGACGCAATCGGCGGCAACGGAATGGGTGGACAACAAGTGGCTGCCGATGCGCCGTCAGGCGCCGGGCCTGTTGGAGATTTTCGGCGACGGGCGCGGTGGCGATAACAAGGACGCCAAGTTCAACCAGGAGACGGTCAACCGAAACGGGTCGCTGAAGGTCGCATCGTCCGGATCGCCCGCCGACCTTACCGGCACGTCGCGGCGGCTGGTGGTGATGGACGATCTGTCGAAGTTCGAGATGACCGACAAGGGCGACCCCGAGGCGCTGGCGGTAAGCCGGGCATCGGCATTCGAGGATGCGAAAATCTTTCGGGTGTCGACTCCGCTGGTGAAGGGCACCTGCCGGATCACCAAGGCGTTCGATCGAAGCGACCGGCGGTTCTATCATGTCGCGTGTCCGCATTGCGGCAACATGGCACCTTTGACCTGGGCAAACTTCAAGAAGAACATCGACCCCGAGCGGCTGCACGCGGCGCATTTCACCTGCGAGGCCTGCGGCTGCGTGATCACCCACGCGGACAAGGAGGCGATGATAGCTGGCGGGGTCTGGGTTCGCAGCAACGCAGGCGGCGATCATCCGGGGTTCCATCTGTGGCGGGCCTATGCGCCCCAGCGGGACTGGGCGTCGATTGCCGTCGATTATGCCCAAGTGATGGGATGGTCGGGGCTGACGCTGTCGCAGGCGTCGGAGGATGCGATTCGCAAAACGGTCGAGGCAGAGACGGAACAGACGTTCTGGAACGATGTGCTGGGCCTGCCGTTCGAGCAGGCGAGCAAAGGGCCGGACTGGGAGGCGTTGCGCGACCGGGTCGAGAATGCCGAGCCGGGCGAAGTGCTGGACCGCGGTATCGTGCCCGCTTGCGGCGTTTTGCTGACGGCAGGGGTGGACTGTCAGGCCGACCGGATCGAGGTCACGATCTGCGCTTACGGTCAGAACTATCGCCGCTGGGTGGTGGATCATGTCGTGATCCCGTTCTACATCGGCGACGAGGACGGCCGCGACGCGCTGGACGGGCTGATGAAGGCGTCATGGCGCACCGAGCTGGGGTTGCGCCTGCCGTTGGACATGATGGCGATCGACGAGGGCGCATTCACCGAGGATGTGCGCGACTGGGCCAAGCGGTATCCGCTGACGCGGTTGATCCTGATCAAGGGGTCATCCACCGCGTCGGGGCCGATGCTGCGCCCGCAAAGCGACCGCAAGGCGAACGGCAAGATCATCAAGCGCCAGAAGCGCGGCTGGATGCTGAACGTCAGCCAGATGAAGGCCGATTTCTACGGCTGGCTGGCCAAGACCGATCCGCAGGAACGCGGGTTCGTCGGGTTTGCCCGCGGGCTGGGGGATGAATATTTCCGCCAGATCACGTCGGAAGTGCGGGTTTTGAAGCGCGCGGCGTCGGGCGTGATGGTGTCGCGGTGGGAGCTGGTCGAGCCCACGCGGCGCAACGAGTGCCTGGACACGATGAACTATTCGGAAGCGGCCGCGCGCAAGCGGGGCTGGACATCGGCGGGGCCGGAATACTGGGCCACGCTGCAGGCAGTGCGGGGTGCGGCCCCGGCAGAGGGTCAGGCCGATCTGTTCGACGTGGCGGTGCCGCTGTCGCAACAGGCCACACCGACCGTGCCCCGCGAACAGGCAGCCGCGGCAGATGCACCGAGATCGGAACCGGCCGCGCCGCAGACGTGGATCAAACCAAAAGGAAAGTGGCTGTGAACCTGACACCGGAACAGATCGCGGCTTTGGACGCGGCAGAAGTGACCCTGCTGTTGAACGAGGCCAAAGGCGTGCAGTCGTTGAAGATGGGTGAGGAACAGGTCGTTTTCCGCACGATCAAGGAAAACGACCGCATTCGGGCGAATATCCGCAACGCAAAGGGCGGCGCGCCAAACCGGTCGCATTACCCTGCGTTCGTGGCGCGCCCCGAATGAACTGGCTGGACCGTGCCATCGCCAGCATCTCGCCCAAGGCAGGCTTGCGCCGGGCAACTGCGCGCGGCGCATTGCGGGCGATGGCGCATTACAACGCGGCCAGCGTGTCGCGGCGCAGCGGCGGTGTCAGGCCGGTA